CTTCCTATTCGCAGCGTGCATTACGATCCATATCCAAGCCCTCTGTTGCCAGAGCACCCACACCTAGACTAGAGGATTGGCCAAAGCAACTCCCATATAAAGTCATGCTCGACGGCGCTGCCTAGGTGGTCTCTGGGGTTTCCTGGGGCGCTTCGAAGAGCCATCCTCGATATCCTGGCCTCGCCCCACCTTACTTTTCACCCCCTTCTTGCCGATCCCGTCTACGAGATCATCGTCATCGACGACGCCATCGACGTCTAATCCTTCGTCGAGAAGCGTGTCGAAAGGAGACCGCCTCTCGATGGTCGTGTTGATCAGCGGGTTGTCCTCGATCTCCTTCATTATCTGATCATGGACGTCCTGACTGACGTCCCCGGCCAGGCCGGATGCCCACCTCTTCTGGAGGACCTTCTGAAGAGTCGGAGAGTTTATGGACTGGCCAACGTTCTGGGTCTGCTCGCCGAGGCTGTCGATCGCCGAAGTGTCGTAGTCCTCCGGGTAGAGGATGTCCCCGGTGAACACCTTCCTGTCCTTGGGTGACTCGCCCAGCTTGAACCGCAGCATGATGTCGAGGACCTTGGTCTCCACCTTCTCCATTCGATCGGCGATGGACGACAGTATCCTAGCCTCGGAAGTACCGAACGACCACGCCCTGGCCACACCTGACGCCTGGAACACCGAGCTGCCCACCGCCTGAAGCTGACCCATCGGGTCGGTACCAGTGTGCCGTGCCGTCGCGTTCACGTTGAGTTCGATGACCTTCATGAGCGCCTCGAACGCGGACGTGGGAACCTCTGCGTAGCCCATCTCCTCGTTCTCATCCGGGTTCAGCTTCACGTAGGTGTTGGTCCCGATGCCGAGGTCCGACATGTCCTCCTTGGTCTTGACCCACAGCGTCGGGTGGCTGTGCACGTAGGTGTCGTAGTGCAGGTCGGACTCGGAGCGGATCTTTCGGATGTCGGCCTTCGAGGAGAACCGTATGTACCCAGAGCCGATCATGGACTTGACCTTGCGCGGGAAGTAGGTGACGATCATCGGCACCATGCCCAGGGTGTTCTGGACCGTCCTATCCTCAGTTATACTCAGCGTCCCGTCGTCCCTGCTCTTCGCGAACTCCACCCAGGATATCTCGTCCTCCGTGTAGGTTATGAAGAGGGTTATGTCGACGTGGTCGGATCCACCCTTGCTTACGCGCTCCTCCTTGATCCTCACCATCCTCAGCTGGCCGAAGCGGCTCACGTCCCAGTCGATCACGCTGAGCGGCGTGTAGTTTATCAGGAACGGCCTTGCTCCAGCCTCCTGCTCCATCGCCAGCGTGCGCGTGCCGCCGGGAAGGTTCGCGTCGTTGAAGTTGATCAGTATCCTGGTAGTCCCGTACCCGATGAGTATCCTCGCCGTCTCCGCTATGAAGTCGTCCCACGCCGTCCCGTCCAGGTCGACGTCCTCGAGCATAGGATTGAGGTCGCCAGCATGAGTCTTGAAGTCCCTGGCCGGCTTCCTTTGGTACAGCGCGCCGATTATCTTGTTCACGCTCAGCGGGCTGTCGGGGATGAACTCCGACAGCTTCAGCCTGAAGTCGTAGAGCTCCTTGTTCTCGAAGATCGCCTTGGGAAGGTAGTCCTCCTTGTTGGCCTTCGTGTCGCCCAGAACGTCGCTGAAGAGCCTCCACTCGGACTCCCACTCGATGTAGTCCGGGTGTTTCTGGTCGAGCTCGAGGAACCTGTCGTTGACCGTCGATATCTCAGCCATCTGTTAAACCGACCTCCTCTTTGAGCATCACGCCCCCGCATCGGGTACACTCGCAGGTCTCGAGTGCCATGGATTCATTGAACGTAGCTCTCAAGTAGGACGAACTCACGACGCAATCATAGCCGCACATTGGGCAGTAGAAGTCGAGAATGACGGTCACTCTATTCGGATTGGTCATGCGACCTCCTCGTGGCCGAGGGCCAGCTCTTTGGGTTCATTCCATCACTCAATCAGCCTGATCCCTAAGCGGTTTAGAATCCGGTCTGCAAATCTTCGCTCGATGGATGACAGTCCTCGGCCCTCTTCCTCAATCCGCCAAGCAAAGTCTTGCACAGAAACAAAGTACCCTGGAGTGAGCTGCTCTCGGTTGTCGAGAAGAGCATCTACTGTTTCCTTGTGTGTTGCGTCAAACGACCAGCTCATATATTAACCCATCCACCTGGCCACAGAAACGTCAAGCGCTCGCCACCGGGACGTAGTTCGGCTCCCTCCTGAACGATCCCTTCTTCTCGTGCGTGTACTTCATGTACCTTATAGCATCCGGGCAGTGATCGGCAATCTTTTCGGGCTCCTCCCTGCCTGGCTTCCAGTGGTAGAAGAGCATCTCCTCCCTGGTGTGGACTAGATCCGAGAGGATGATCACCCTGGGCTCCTGTGAGTCGGCCTGGACCACGAACAGCTGGGCGACCGACATGATGCCGGGCTTCACGTCCTTCACGGCGCCGGTCACCGGCAGCTTGGCTAGCCTGAACTGGGCTATGGACTCGGGGTCCGCGGAGTCGGCGTAGAACCTCTCCACCTCCCACCTCGCCATGAGGACTCTGGCCCGCTTCACCCAGGAGTCCTCCAGGGACCCGGCCCTGACTAGAACACCCTCGTCGTAGCTCTCGTCGAGGAGGTACCACCGGCCGCGGAAGTCTATGCCGCCGACGACGATCACGCCAGGGTGCCCAGGCCCGAAGCCCCAGTCGACGCCGGCGATGACCTTGACGAGCTCGACGAGACATGGCCCCTCGCCGACCGTGCGCCTCCTGCTCGGCAGCCTGAACGTGTACTTCGACCGGCTCTGGACGTGCAGCGACTCCACGAAGTCCTCGTATATCTGCCCCTCGAAGATGTCCCAGCTCGCCTCGAACGTCCGCTTGAAGTACTTCGGGGGGAGCGTCCTCCTGAGCCGATCGATCTCTTTCTTCTTGAAGTGTGGGTTGTCTATGCTTCTCCACGTCGTGAAGTATATGTCGCTCCCCGGCTTCACGGACTCGTCGTATATCTCCCTCTTCGCCCAGTTCGGCCCCTGGGGGGTGCCAGTCAGCATCAGCCAGCCACTGCTGTCCGACAGCCTGGTCCTCGCCTCGTGGTAGAGTTCCTCCTTGACCATCGGGAACTCGTCGATCCACACGCCGTACAACTTGCGCCCCTGCCAGCGCCGCGGCTCCCAGCCAGAGAGGAAGTAGATGTGCGTCAGCCCCCTCATCCCGCGTACCTTGAGCAGCTTGTCGGTGTGGTGGTACTTCCCCACGACGAGCTCGTGTGGTATCGCTTTCTGGACCGCCGGCCTGGCCACGCTGTCCAGGGTGGCGTATATCGGCGCCGAGACGACGATCGAGTACGGCTCGCCACTCCTGATGTCCCTCTCGCTGTATCCTGGCTGCATTATCGCCTTGTCGCGAACCTCATTGGCACCCATCGTCGTCTTCCCACCACGAGCTCCCGTCATGGCCGCCTTGACGCGAGCTCTCGAGAGATGGAAGTCCACCTGGTGTGGTCGAAATGGCACATAATCGAGATCGATGTCGATGACGCGTGACATGGCGATCTGAGCAAGGAGTGAAATGGACTCCTGGACTTCCGCCCAGGAGTCCAGCGAAACGAGGAAAGGAGATACCAATTTGCCGTAAAGCGGCTCGCCACTACGGAGTAAAAAAGGCGCCCTGGCGCGACTGAAAAACCGTGTCCACCTATCGCAGGAACAACGGCTGCGGCGGAGAAAGCGGGACAGACGAGGATCCCGTGACGCTTCCCCTCAAGAGTCGCCACCTCGCCCATCCCTACGTTTCCGCTTCTGAGCCAGGCCGCCGTGTTCGCTGTAGTTCACCTCTTATTCTTCTTCTTTATACGCCTCATCTTCTCCTTCTTCTTGTCCTTCTTCTTCCTGCGCTCGGACTTGGTGTGCCTCGGCACGACGCTACCTCCTTCTCTTACCTGACTTGCCTGCCGTCTTCCTTCGCTGAGCCGCGCACACGGCTTCTGGACTCCTCGCACCACCACGTTTTCTCACCGCCGCGACGCAGCGCCGGAACCCGCCCTTGCTCGACGATCCACCGCGCTTCCTCGCCATAATCACCTCGTGCCATGAAAAGAGTCAAGCTCTGGTAGGCTCTTTCATCTCAGTCAACGACTCATTCCCGAGGCACTCACGGGCATGTACGTGAGCCTGTTGCCGTTTACATCGCCGAGAATTCGCCTCATCAAGAATCCCCGAGCCCCAGCTCCTCTCGTAGCTGTTACCAGAGCTTGAATAGTCATTCCATGTATTCAAGAACACCTTCGTCAATCAGCTCACCGACGATTTCGACTGCGCGCTTAGTTGACATCCCAAGACGCTCGGCCACTTCGTCGGCATACAAGCTCGGGTTCCGGAAAATCTCTAACAGAACATCTGCTTTCTCTCTCATCTAATCAACACCTCATCGCCTCTTGAAGAACTGGACCTGCCGCTCGCGCCTGCCCGCTGCCGCCATCGAGCTGAACCTGCCGAGCACGCGCCGCTTGCACACGGTCTTGCCGCCCACGCTCCTGCACCGCTTCGACTTGCCGAACAGCGTGTACTGGCTCTTACCCGTCTTGACGATCATTGATCATACCTAGCCTCTGTGAGCACAAATCCTCGCTTGACGATCGGCAGCTCGACCGCTCGCTCGTTGTACTTGGTCTTCCTGGTCCTGTGGTAGAGATATTCCCGGCCCCTGAACCGGAAGGATAGAAGATCGCCCTCGCTCAAGCCTGCTTCTTCTTCCTCGTCCTCATCCCCTTCTTGGCCTTCTTCAGAGCGTCGAGCTGCTCATCGGCCATCCTGCTCGCAGCCAGCAGGCGGATCCTGTCCTCGCGTATGGTCTCGGCATCCTGGAGCGTCCTGAGGTCGCTCCTCGCCTGGAACTCCCTCTCCTCCTCCTTCGACACCTGGGCCGGGGTCTTCCCGACAGATCGCTTCTTCGCCACGAGATCCTCCTGATAAACCAAGCCAGAAGAAAAAATAATGACTCATCACGCTTGTCTCTCGACGTCAGCCTCCACCATCTCCCCCACGAGGGCTCGCTCGACAACCCGGCGTCCATATCCTCGATCGTCGAGGAGGTGAGGCCAGACCAGGTGTACCACCTGGCGGCCCAGAGCGACGTCGCCACCAGCTACGACGACCCGTTCACGACCATGT